CTTGATGTGTTTCTTGCCTACGAGCGAGTCTTTCTTGAGACTCTTTCATTCTTTCGTTTGCTTTAATTATTTCAGCAGACTGCTTGAAAGCAAGACCAGTTGTTACCCTGTTCAAGCTTCCAATTAAACCTTCTGTAAAATTCTTTATATCTGCGTTGGTCTCAGCCATTTATGATTTTCCTAATTGGGGTTTTGGTCACCGTGTTCTTTCGCTGCACTTGAAGTGTATAGACCAAACCATGCAGCTCCAGCACCCACTAGTACGGAAATTAATCCCGACTGTTCAAGGGTTGGGTCTGCCAAGTCCATAAACCAAAAGGTCGCATAATATAATAGGTACATATAAATACCTAGGAATGCACGAGGTATAATTCTCCATGCATCAATTGTCTTGGCTGCAAATATCCATTTCTGCCAAGGGTTCTTTCTATCTTCTTGAGTTAGTTCAAAGATTTCCTGTTTCAAATCACCGATTTCAGAAACCATACTCATAAACTTTTTCAAGTCAATTTCTACTTCGTTACGACTCATGTCGCCTTGAAATTTATCCATATCGCTCATTGTTGTATCCTCTAGTTTTAATTAAACGTTATCTTCTCATTTTGGCTTGTTCTGCCTTCTGACGTTCTTTTTCTTCTTCTAGATGTTGCATGAGCAATTTAATATAGATTTCCCTTTCCCAAGGTATCATTGAATCTAATTCGTCTAACGAGTATTTGTGGTGTTGCATTAGTTGAAAGTTGGTGCTATAAAAATTAAACACCGACTCATGAGAAAGGGTTATTAAAAAAAACTTTGTAGTCCTTCCAATAATCTCTCATTCAACTTACCACAAGTGTTACACTTGTATTCAATCTTACCTTGAAGTTTGGGCATACCGTTAAAGAATGCACTCAACTTCTCAATCTGTGGAAAGGTTAAACTTTCTACAAACTCTGATTTATCGTCAGCTGACATATCAGCCTCATCGTAGACATTCTCTGCATCAAAAATTTGTGTGATTGATGCCTTAAGAACTTCTATCGATTGTTGGTCTTCAGAAGCAGTAGTAATTTGTTCCATATCTTTAACCTTTGGATATCTTAATATAATACCAACGTCATCTGATATCATTATCTTAGGGTCACCACCAGTATCTTCTGTTACTGTTAGGTCATCTAAGTTAACTACTGTTTCACCAGTTCCATTACAGTCAGTTGCCATGCAAGCCAACTTTAATGGAATTGTTTCACCTACTGATACTGCTCTGATTTTACAGAACAAGTACTCTAGGTCAAACATAGTCAATTCATTTGCATTGACTTTCTCAAACGTCACATTATTAATCAAATCCTTAACTGCACTAAGTGTAGTTTTCGGGTCTTCACTTTCTTGTGCAATGACAAGAATCTTTTGTTCCTTTACTAGGAACGGTCTGAATTTTACTTCAGTACCAGTTGAGGGCAGTTCACATGTGTATGTGGGGGTTGCCTGAATTGGTAAGGCCATAATTATACTCCATAATTAATTAACCACCACCTAGTAACTTTCCTATTCCTAGGTTTTTGTACTTAGTGGCAGCGGTGTCAAGTGATGATAACTTATTAAGGTAACCACCAACTTTATCGTTAAATCTACTTCCGACTTTTAATACGTCTAAAGTAGAATCTAAAATCTTTCTTCCAGTATTTAGTGCAGAAGCTTCGGGAAGTTTTGGTTGTCTTGATACCATATCATCATATATCTCAGTGTAATTTCTATTTGGCTTCCTATCTTCTACCATGTATTCTGTATCGTAATGTCTGTATTGGAATGACATACTAATTTCTAGTATACCACTTGAGTCTGCACCAAAACTTTGAGTATCGAATGATGATGGATATACATCATGGTAAGTATATTTTAAAGACTTAGTTTCGTCCTTTCTCAGTGCATACACTTCAAGTTGTCCGATGTAATCATCAAGATATTTCATGACTGGTATTTGTGCAGAACCTTGAGTTCCACCAGCACCACCTGTGTATGATGCTTCGTAAATCCATCGATGCCATGCTTCAATTAATGCACGGTCATGAAATGATTGGTCACATATAAAGGTTAAGTCAACAAACCCACCTTGGTCTACAGTTCCGTCGGGGATTTCATATCCCGAATTGTATTGGTCTCTTGTATTAGTTCCTAAAGATGAACCTTCCATATCTACACTTCTACATCTAAGCATGTCTTCTGCAGAAAACTGAAATCCTAATCCAGCAGGAGCTAGAATAGCAACATCATAAAGGTCTCCTCTTGCACCTACATCAAAATTTGCTTTAAACGTATCTATTGTTATACTCATTAGAATTTCCTTTGACTCTCTGCATACACAGTATTTGCGTTGACGTTAAATTTTGCAAGTGGTAACATCAATATTGCTTCCCATTGTTGATAAGGTACTTCCACTATTCTTGCACCTATGTGTGTTGTTAAATATCTTTTGATACAAGGTTTTGCAAACCTTAAATCATTATTGTACTGAATGATGTTGTAATCAACTTCCATTCTAGTATCTCCATCACCCTCTATTGTATTGCCTCTTAGCTCTTCTAATAAGGGTCTGAGTAATGCAGTTCTATGTCTAGGTGCAATGTAATGTGTATTAATACCTAAGAACCCATCTTTATATTGTTCTATTGGTATCACTATTGGGTACTTATCCCAGTAAGGTAATTCATCTTGCCATTTAGCATCGTAGTGAAACATGTATACTTTACCTTGTTTCAAACCACTAGATGTAACCGAACTCAGTCCACCCATTACTCTATCGGGTCTTAGTTTAATATCTCTTACGTTATTTCTAAACCATTCAAGACTATCTTCAGTTCCCGACTCTACATCTTCGGGTAACATTTTTGCTACTGCTGACAATAAGACTCTTGATACCATAGAACTATTTATGTATTTTAGGCTACAATACTAAAATTAGTTTCTATAACTTCTCGATTAGATGGATTTATTTCTAGGAATGACCCGAGGTCTTCTTCAGTGATATGACCAGTAACGGTAACTCTACCATTTCCGAATAGATGTTTTATACTTTCATCACAGGTTCCTATGAGTCTAGGTTTCTTACCCTCATATAATTCTCTAAGTCTATAGTAGTACTCATACATTTCGGGACGGTCTTCAGATATATGAAACTCAATCATACCTTCAACATCAAAGAACACTGCATTTCTACCTTCGGGGATTGGAAATTCATTTATCCAATCATCGTAAGTGATTTGTTTATTGTTAGGTAAGTAATTAGAGTCATCCCAAACAACAAATTTTGTTTCATAAGCTTTACATTGTATCAGAGCATTTACACGAACAGAGCCTGGGTGAACTCTCCATCTATCGTTTGGTTTAATCCATGCTTGTGGTGTAGAATAAAACCCTACTGTTTTGTATTGGTCTATTAACCAAACTAGTTTCTGTGCTTCGTTTCTCAGTGAATCATCGTCGGTCTTATTCTCTGCAACATTGATGTGATGAATATACTTTAATAAGTTCTTTCCATATGTCTTAGGGTGATATGGATGCCAATGTTTACATTCGGCTAGAGTCGCTATCTTTGGTATTGATACCTTAGATTTATTTTCAAAGGCTTCTCGTAGGCGGTCTTCAGTTATATGCATTTATTCTATCCTCTACTAGTTTGATATCTTTAGGTGTGTCTACTGATAGACCATCATCTTCTACATGAACCATTAGAACTTTATATCCATGTTCTAAGAATCTCAACATTTCTATTCGTTCTGCAAACTCTAAAGTTTGCATAGGCAACTTAGAGAACTCTTGTAGACGTTCTTTAGTGAATGCATATAAACCAAGTTGTTGATGTACCCTTGCATCCTCACCTCGTGGGAAAGGTATACCAAGACGTGAGTAATACATTGCACAATGATGTGAATCAAACACAACCTTTACTACATCGTTGTCCATGACCTTGTAAGGTTCTTCGACTGTAACGTATGCATTTGCAACACCAAGATTAGGATTAAAATAATCACATAGTCTATCAATTGCTTCGGGGTCAATCAAAGGTTCGTCACCTTGGATGTTAACATAGATATCTGCATCTATTTGTTCGGATGCAATTGCACACCTATCTGTTCCAGTCTCACAATCATCGTCAACTCTTATTACAGGTATGTTGAATATCTCACAATGGTATTCAATTCTATTATCATCCGTAACCACGTAGACCTTGTCTAGTTTCTTCGAAGCCGATGCACGGTCATAGGTTCTCTTAATCATAGATTCACCACAGATTAATGCAAGGGGTTTACCCTCAAATCTAGATGAACCATATCGGGCAGGTATTAAACCGACTCGATTGAACTTGCTCTGTTCCAACAACATTCTATATCTCCATATCCATATTCTGCGTAAATAAAATCAACACCAGCTCTGTCTGCACAATCCATATCTACTTGCATGTCACCCACATAGACTGCATCTTTTGGGTCTACATTACATTCTGCAAGTGTATATAGTAATTGGTCGGGAGATGGTTTCCCTCTAAACCGTTCATTCGGACAGCATATAATTTCAAATTCAACATCAAGTTCAAGCAGAATAGCATGAGCTCGGTGATGTGACTTCGAAGTTACCACGGCTAATTTTTTACCTTCAGCTTGTAAATGTTGAAGGTGTTTTTCTACACCCTTGTAGAATTTTATCATGTCTCCATTTTCTTCAGATGCTTTGTTGTACATTTTCATCAACTCATCTTGGTCAGTAAGTATACCCATCTCAGTTAAGATGTCTTTGAATGGTTTACCAATATGTTTGAAGTAATCTTCAAATGGCATACCAGTCTCTAAGGAGTTGAATGCTGTTTCCATGTTCTTTTTGGAATCAATTAAGACTCCATCTAAATCAAACACATATAATTTTTTCATTTCTTTACCTTTTTTGGGAGTAAATGGTCTTCAGTTAGTATACGGAATCCCAATTTTCTATCTTTGCAGAAACTTTCTGCAGCTTTAAACTTTGCTTCGTTGATAACATAGGTTGCAACCTCTTTGTAGTAACGTTGTGTCTTACGTTTTGGTTGTTTTGGGGGTTTAGTTTGTTTCTTAGGCTTGACTTCAATGATTTCACGGAGTATTTGACCCGATGCATTCTTATATTTTATGTAAAAGTCGGGAAAGTATCTATGTGGTCTCTTGTCTAGGGGTGAAATGTAGGGTATAATGATTTCTTCACTACCCCATTCTAAGATATTGGTGTTTTCATCACAGTAAACCATAAATCTACGCTCCCATAAAGACCTATAATAGATTTTAGTGGGGTCTCCTTTGTATTTTTTGTAGTTCTTTGGTTTGAACTTACCCGAATATGCCATAAATAACAGTAACCATAATTAACAAGAACTATTTATAGGGATTCTGAATGCCGAATATCAACAAAATACTAAACAAAGTAAACCAAGGGAAACAAGCAGTTAAATCTCTTAAAGGAATACAAGCAAAAATCAGTGGAACAGGTTATGACCTAAAAGACATGGTGACCCAAGGCATTGAAGGGTCTGCTCTTGGTGGTGTTGCAGATAAATTAGCACAACAAAAATTAGAAGCTGAAAATACACTAAACAATAGACGTGCAAGTCTAGAAAAGTCTCGTCAATCAGTGAAATCAAAAAAATATGCAAAGGCCTCCCCCGAAACAAAGGTGAGAGAGTTACAATATCCAATTGGGGATGGGGTAGAAAATTTTATTATTTTTGAAACATTACCAAGGGTTGCAAGAGAAGGAGAAAACAATAAAAACTTACTATCATCTGAAACCATAGAGATAGCATTATATGTTCCAAGTGAAGTTGGAGATGATGTTAAAGCAGAATACTCAGCAACTGGAGTTGGTAAAGGTATTAGAAGTGCATTAGAAATAAAAGATTCTTTCAATGGTAAGATGGATGGGTCAACATTACAGGCTGTTGGAACTGCATTAGAAAATGCAATACAAACAGGTTTAGATTCTCTTGCAACAATGATAGTTGGTGATTCAAGTAATTTCCTTGCTGGAAGAGCAGTGAATCCTATGGAAGAACAAATGTTTCAAGGAGTAGGATTCAGAGACTTTAGTTTTGATTACGAGTTTTATCCTAGAAATAAATATGAATCACAAGAAGTTCAAGATATCATATGGGCTTTTAAAACAGCAATGTTACCCGATACATATAGTAATGCAGAAGGGGACACTGCAGTAGAGAACTACTTCAACTATCCAAATATTTTTAAGGCATATTGGGAAGGCCCAATCGCAGAACAGTTTGATGACTTCTTACCTATGGTTTGTACAAGTGTATCTGCTAAACATTCAACTAAATTATTTGAAGATGGATACCCTGTGTCTTCAACAATGTCCTTATCATTTACAGAAATTAAAATACTCACTCAAGAAAATTATCAACAGATATCTAAATCTTCTAAAGCAGATAAGACTATCGGTAGTGGTAATAAATCCCTTGCAATGAGAAGGTCAGAAACAGTTGCAGCTACGAATGCAGCGTCTAGTGGAGATGGTGGTTAATAATGGCAAATGAATTTTTCAAGAACTTTCCTACAACCAATTATAAATTATCAAATGGTAAATGGATTACAATTAAAGACTTCTTTAGAAAGTCTACAATAGAACAAAATGCAGTTAACAGTATTGTTGATTATGAGTACTACGAATTAGAAGATGGTGAAAGACCCGATGTCGTTGCAACAAAGCTTTATGGTAATGGTGACTTGCATTGGACTCTGTTATTAGTTAACCAAATGCAATCATATTATGATTGGCATAAAGACACACAAACATTTGAAATATATTTGAAACAAAAATACCCAGGCCAATGGTTGACTTTCAATAATACCTCTGATATGATAGACCAAACTTCAAAGTTTCTATTGGGGGAAAAGATTGTGGCCAACGATGGTAACGAAGCACACATCATTAAAGTGCAACCTACATATAATAGAATTGGAGTAGAAGGTAAACTAGGTTTTGATGGTGGAGATACTATTACTGGTGATATCTCTAATAAGACTTCCACAATTCTAAATGCAGTTAATCAAATAGATGGTATTGCATATTATAAAGATAGTAACGGATTAAGAAAAAATCATTTTGAAAATGGATATACTTCAGTATCACTATGGCAAGATGAGTTTGATATAAACGATAAGAAAAGATTAATAAAAATTATTAGACCAACGTACATAAGAAAAGTAGTGCAAGAGTTTGATAGAATAATGAGTTCATAATGGCCCAAGGCAATTTTACTGCTGGTGGTTTTTCCATCGAAGCACTTACAATTATAAATCAACACGGTGAGACAGTCGTGGTTGATGCTGTATGTATTGGTATAACTTTATATGAATCAATCTTCAGTAAATTCTGTTCGGGCCAAGCATCATTTATCGATGGGGTAGGATTACTTAAAAATTATCGTTTTACTGGACAAGAGTTTATTCGTATATCTGTAAAACAAAAAGAAGGATTTGATGAAGAAGCTGCAAAAGAGTTTACTATTGATAAGACTTTCAGAATATACAAAGTAGAAAACACTCAAAGACCCAAAGAGTCTACTATGTCTTATGTAGTAAAATTTGTTGACCCTAGACAATTCTATGTTAATAAGAAAAGACTTAGTAGAGTTTTCAGAGGTTCTAAAGGTCAAATGTTACAGGATGCATTATTAGACGAAGCAAACTTCCAACCCGAAGAATTTGATTTATGGGAAGGTACTGAAACAACAAATCATCAATTCATTTGTCCCAATTGGTCAGTGAATAGATTTATGGATTACGTTGTCAACACTGCAAACTCAGAAGTAAGTGAAGGATGGAAAAACTCAATGTTTTTCTATCAGACTCTTAATGGTGGATTTAGATTTGGTTCAGTAGAAGGAATGATGCAAAGAGAATTCCCAATTGAGTTTACCTTTAAACCGACTCAGAGTAATTTGGAAACAGACCAAACTGATTTGAATGCTCCAGGCGGTCTCAATAGTGTTATACTCAATTACTATAAACCCCAAGAGTTTGATACACTTGCTGGATTGATTGGTGGTGCATATGGTTCATCTATGAAAATATATGACCCAGTTAGAAAACTAGAAGAAGACATTATTTACGATTATCAAGAATCAATGTCTAAAGGTCAGAAACATGTCTCAGGCTTTCCATTGATAATAACAGATGATGAAGAAGTTATGTTATCTGCTAACAATCAGATGGACGAAAGGGAAGCACCAAGTATAATTGAACTTGATGTAGACCTTGCAATGAACAAAGCATTTGAAACTAAAGTGGAATATGGATACACGTCAAACCACTCCTTTGATAATGCAGATGATATTTCAACCGATGAAATTTTTAGTGGAAGTAAAAACAAAGACAATGCAAGATTAGAAAGAAGTGCTTTACTAGAAATTTTAGAACAACATAAAATAATTGTAACGATACCATTAAGAACAGATATCTCAGTAGGGACAGTTATTAAATTAAACATTCCAAATGCAGAAACAATAGATGGTAACGTTAGTGACACGTTGAATGATGATAGATATCTAATAACCGACCTTAGTTGCAACATAGACATAGGTACTGCAACAGGGGTAATGCATTTAGAGTGTGCAAAAGAAAGTTACACAATGAAGGTTGTGGATGCGCCAGGTTTAGCAGATAGTGATAAATCACCGAAGGAGATATAATGGATTACTTTTATGGTATAGTTGAAGATAGACAAGACCCTTTAAAGATAGGTCGAGTACGTGTACGTATACATGGAATCCACACTGATAATAAACAATGGATTGCAACACCCGACTTACCTTGGTGTCAAGTAATTCTGCCTACAACTGCAGCTGGACTCTCGGGTATAGGAACTCAACATGGACTTATAGAAGGTTGTACAGTATTTGGATATTACAGAGATGGTGATTTAAAACAAGACCCTATCATTCTTGGAACGTCAGCAGGTATTCCACAAAAAGGTTATAAAGAAACTGTAACCGATGAACAGGTTAGTAGGTCAGTTGAAAGAGGTTTCAATGACCCAAGAAAATTAACCGTTGCAGATTATAATGATACACCCGATGGGCCTAATCCAAAACAAGATGTTAGACGAGGATTCGGAATAACAACTGCATTAGATACTGCACCAAAAACACCAAAAGAAATTACAGTCATGTATGATGCAACTGGTTCTAAGATTACAGAGACAGAACTTACTGAAAGTGATTTACCCTTCTATCCATTATACACCGACCAATCCGATTTGTCAACCTTTGCAAGAGGAACACTCAAAACTGGAACTTTATATGACCATAAATTATCAGACAATCTAGAGGGATTCCTAGACAGTGCAGAGGAACCAGTCTATCCATACAATAAAGTTACTCAAACAGAGTCGGGTCATTTAATAGAATTAGATGACACTCCAACTAAAGAAAGAATTAATTTACATCATAGGTCGGGAACGTTTCATGAGATACATCCCGATGGTTCAGAAGTTTCTAGAATAGTTAATGACCACTATCAAGTAGTATGTAAGGATGACAAGATTTACATAGCTGGTAATGCAGATGTAACCGTAGAGAAAGGTAACGTAACTATCAATGTCAATACAGGTAATGTAACAACAAACATATTGAAGGGTGATATGACCACAACAGTATCAGAAGGAAATGTTCTTACAACAGTATCAAAAGGTAATGTCAATCTAGATGTGACCGAAGGTAACGTAGATGCACAGATTGGTGGAACACTAAACGCAGACGTAGTGGGTAACACTACATTCACTTCACCAACTACAAAAATGACTACAAATCTAACAGTTGACGGTACGGTTCATATCACTGGAGCTCAGACTAATAAGAAATCTATAGTTGCAGATGGCGAGATACAAACTAAGAAAGGTAATAAACCTAAGCTTTCATCTCATACACATAAAACAACTGTGAGTGGTGGTTCTAGTTCGGGAACATATAGTTCCGTTAAACCAAGTTAGTAATAAGTAAGCGAGTATAAATAGATACATGGCAAAGACACTAATAAATAACGGAAAAACAGTTGCAACAAAAAATATCTATGCCGATATGGATATTACAATGAAACCACATCCTGTTACTGGTGACATTACAACCAAAACAGATACAGATGCAATTCGTAGAGCAGTAAGAAATATAGTTCTTACCAACAAATATGAAAGACCTTTCAAGCCAAACTTTGGTGGTTCTATTAGAAATATGTTGTTTGAATTGGACACAGATAGAAAGGTAAACAGAATGAAGTCTACTATGAAAAAAGTAATAGAGACTTTCGAACCAAGAGTCAAAAATGTTGTAGTATTGTTTGGCGAGGTTGAGAGAAACGAGATGGACGTAACCATCTTTTATAACATAACCGACGGTGTAAAAAACCAAGATTTAACATTCACCGTAACGAGGGCAAGATAAGATGGCAACAAATAGTTCACAAATAAACGTCACAGATTTAGACTTTGATTCAATTGCAGAAAATCTAAAAAATTATTTAAAGGGTCAAAACCAATTTAAAGATTATGATTTTGAAGGGTCAAATATGTCGGTCTTGATTGACCTTCTTGCATACTCATCACACATTGGTGCAATCAATACAAACATAGCAGCTTCGGAATTATTCCTAGACTCTGCACAAATGAGAAAGAATGTAGTATCTCGTGCAAAGGATTTAGGATTCATTCCAGCGTCTGAATCAGCTTCTGAAGCAACAATCGATGTTGCATGTTCTAATGTAATTAATGCAAATGGAACATCTCCTACAACTGCAGAAATGCAATTGTTAAGAGGAACAGTATTTCAGACAGTATATGATGGAACTAATTATAATTATGTAGTGACATCAACAGTAAGACCTAGTCAGAATGGAACTACTTACAATTACACGGACGTAAACCTTGTACAAGGAACTTATGCAACAGACATATACATCTTTGATTCTCAAATTGCAAATCCAAAATTCGTATTATCAAATCCAAGGGTTGACAAATCTAAGGTAAGTGTTACAGTTACATCAAATGGTATTACAGACACATATGCATTGTCAACAAACATTTCATCAATTAATACAACCTCTAAAGTATATTATACACAAGAGAATGAAGAAGGATATGTTGAATTGTATTTTGGTGATGGTGTTCTTGGTGCAGCTCTTAAAGACGGTGATTCAATTTCAGTAACCTATATTGTGGTAGATGAAAATCATGCAGATGGAGCTAATCAATTCTCAATGGTGGGAAGTATCAATGGATTCTCAGACATAAGAACTACAAGAGTTATTGCATCCACAGGTGGTGCAGAAAAAGAATCAATAGACTCAATCAAATTTAAAGCAACAAAGTTCTATACATCTCAGAACAGACTGGTAACACTGAATGACTACAAAGCAAAGGTCAGTGAGTATTACCCGAACGCAGATGCAGTTGCAGTATGGGGTGGTGAAGACAATGACCCGCCTGAATATGGAAAGGTGTTCATTGCGCTAAAACCTAAGAACTCAGACTATCTATCAGATACAGAAAAGGCTGCAGTACAAACAAAACTAAATGCATTAAATATGATGACAGTAAGACCTACCATTATAGATGCAGACATAGTTAAAATTTTAATAACATGTGTGTTCAAATACAATGAGAATGCAACACAATACTCTAACGGAGAATTGGTGACATTAGTAACAAGTTCAATCAATACATTCGATAATACTAACCTTGCAAACTTTGATGCAGTATTCAGACATTCAAATCTTGTTAAGGCAATCGATGAAACAGATAGTGCAATTCTATCTAACACATGTAATATCAGATTAAGAAAAAGAACTACTATAAAGACTGGACAAGAAACAGGTTATACAAGTTCTTTTGGTAATGCATTTTATAATCCAAACATTGGATATAATGCAGCGGGTGGTGGTATCACCCAAACAACAGGTTTCTATACTCAAGGGGATGCAACTAACCTTCATTATTTCGATGATGATGGTAACGGTATTCTAAGAAGGTACTACTTATCAAGTGGTGCCAGAGTTTATTTGGATAATACAGCTGGTTTAGTGGATTATACAAATGGGAAAATAACAATCAATGCCATCAATATTACTTCAACGAGTAATACTGATTCAACGATTGATTTCACAGTTATCCCAGCAGGTAATGATGTGGTCGCAAACTTAGGTAACTTAGTTGACATTGACCCTCTAGATGTTAAGGTAACAGGTGAAGTAGACACCATTGCAAGTGGTGAGTCGAGTGCTGGAGTTGGTTATTCATCAACATCAACCTCGTCATATTAATTATGCATAGAGTGGTCTAAGACTGTAGGTTCAGTGCTTAGAGTAGCATTCCTCGAAAGGGGTTTTAATTAAATTAGTCAATTTTAGGAGAAATAAAAATGGCAGATAAGAAAATAACAGCTTTAACAGCAGTTGCTGATTCAGAAATCGGTGCTGATGATTTATTGCACATTGTAGACAACCCAGGCGGAACTCCTGTAAACAAAAAAATGACCATTGGTCAGATGTTTGAAAACATTCCAACTCACTTAGCAGTAGATGATATTGCTACATTGACAGCATCAGCATCAAACCTTGCATCAACTTTTGCAACGTTCATTGATGGAAGTTCATTTGGTGGTGATGTTGCATTCACTTTGGATAACGGAACAGACGTAGGTCAGTTAAAAATTATCCTTGCTTCAACTGAACCAGCTTCAACTCATAAAGCTAATATTACTGTATCAAACTGGGGTTTCTCAGCTGACAGTACAGAGCAAATTAAGTTGGATACTATTGGTGAAGCAGTAGTGTTAATATGGAACGGTACCAAATGGTATGTCGTTGCAAATACTGGTGCAACTTTAAGTTAAGGTTAAACTAATATATGTCACACCAAGATTATACTATAGATAAGTTAAGTCAGAGACTTCCTTCATTACTTCCCGAGTACTTGAAAGATGAATCTCCGATGTTTGAGGCTTTCCTCAATGCATACTTTGAATATCTAGAAGCAGAAATCTTAGTTCTCGATGTAGAGAGTGACATAGATGGTATTTTAAATGAAGATGGTACAGGCTCCATGTTATTGGAACCTGCTACCATCTCGCCATCACCCGACGAAGAAAATTCATTCATAAAATATGAAAGAACAGATTCCAACCCTCTTGATTCACAATCACTTTTAGATTCAAACGATAATGTTATTACTGCACAACCTTTAAAGGTTGGTGAGTATATTGTTGGAACAAATAGTAAAACGGTTGCAGAAATTACAGTTATAAACAATAAACCTAGTGGTAGATGTTTATATCTTAAGACAATATCGGGAACTGGTTTTGCAAAAGGCGAAACTATCACTGGACGAGAAGGAAGGCAAACAGCCACAGTAAAGTCCTATAAAGAGAATACAATTCTCGCAAACAATCGACTATTAGATTATTCTGATATCGACCATACAACGGAAGAGTTTTTAAATTACTTCCAAACAGATTTAGCACCAGCTTTCGATTTAGGTCTCACAATGAACAAGAGACTTACAATCAAAAACATCAAAGACCTATATCAACAAAAGGGTACAGAAGAATCATTAAAGTTCTTAATGAGACTTATCTATGGTCAAGATGCAGAGGTGCGTTACCCTTACAACGAAACAATATTTGCATCCGATTCTAATTACTCTCAGAAGAGAAGAGTAAATGTAAAGATGACAAAGGTTGGTAGTCTACCGCTTGCCACAGATAAATTAATTCAATATACAGACTCTTCAAAAGTACAGGTTCTAGCTGAATCAGTTGTTGAAGCAGTCTTTGTTACAGATTTAAACAAAGACGAATACTCATTAGAGATTACAGACAATCACAAAGGTACCTTTACTCAAGGTGGTACAGTATTTTTAATTGATAGAGATGGTATAACAACCGAGACTGCAACTATCCAAGGTCTAGTACATTCTATAAACCATGATGCATCTGCAACCTATGTTGGTGTAGATTCTGAAGATGGTATGATATCATTAGAAGATGGAAATAAAACATTATTAGAAGATGCGTCTGGCGGTGGATTTATACTACAAGAAGCTGTAGAGTTCGACCTACTATTTGAAGATGGTGGTGGTGTTCTACTCGAAGGTGGTAATGCTGGTTCTATGTACAGTTTTGCTGATAGAATTAATTTTACAGGTGCAAAGGACAATCTCGACACTATAGAAGCAGTATCCACGATAAGTGGTTTATCTTTAGGTGGTGTTCAAAAAATATTTATTGAAACTGGTGGAACCAATTATGAAGGTGGAGAGATGGTTGTCTTTGATAACTTTGCCACTGGTGGTTCGGGTGCAGCTGGTATTCTAGGTTCAGTAGGTGACGAGGTCATCCAAGAAAACCATGAGACATTTGGTCAGTATGAATATATTGCAACTGCAAATCAAACACTTTTCAGTGGTGATGACATTCATGGAAAGAGTCTTTTCTTTAATGATAACTCAATCACAGTATTTAAGAATGGTATAGAAAGAAAAGCTAATACTTCACATACAGTTCATGACTATTCACATAAAAATGATAGAGTAGTATTCACAGAACCATGTAGTGCTGGTGATGTAATTGAGATTGTTATAGAATACTACAGAATAGTTTATGAAGATGGCAGAGTTATAAACTATAATTCTACCGATGGAAGAATCAGAGAAGTCTTAATCACAGACGGTGGTGCTGGTTATCACACTCTTCCTAAATGTTATCCAGGCGGACATATTTTTGTTAAAGATGTTACAGGTTTTGTAGAAGGTGAATTATTAGAACAAAGAGAGAGTGGTAGTACAACTGCAAACGCAACAATTTTAGAAATAGATAAAAGATTAAATAGAATCACAGTTTTAAGAAACAGTACACATACAGGTATATTTGGTAACGGTAAATTAATTAAAGGTAATGACTCTTTAGTAACTGCAACTATTCTGAATAACAATGTTGCAACTGGAGCTGGAGCAAAATTATTTGTATACTCAGCTGATATCGGTGCAGTTCAAGAATTAAACATTCTAGACCAAGGTAATAGATTCACCTCAGATGCAGTCGTAAGTCCTACATCTATTTTCCCTATGTTGATTACAACTCCAACATCATCACTAAACAGTGGAACAAAAATTGTTGGTGATATTTCGGGTGCAACTGCAACCGTAGTTAATTATGACCAAGACAGACACATCCTTAAATACACAAATTTAAAAGGTTCTTTTTTACAGGACGAAAGAGTTGCATATGAAAACATAGATTCATTTACCGTAATGTTCGATGACCCTTATAATGGTCGTGGTACGTTTGGTGGTGAAGGTGTAATACAAGAACAATTCCTAGGAGACAAGTCTTGGTTAGATGCAACAGCAGCCAACATACATGATAGTTATAGATATCAATCTCACTCTTATGTAGTTAGAGTTGGTGAGTCTATTAATAAATGGAGAAGTATAGTCAAAGACTTGCTACATCCAGCTGGTCATATATTCTTTGGTGAAGTTGCAATCAAATCAGAAGTAGATGCATCATCCGATAATGCTGTGTCAATGGTACCGATGGTTATCATGCAATTACATCCTACAGATAATGTATTGTTAGAAACCTCAGATAGAAATCAAGAAGACCACTTAGCATTAGAAGATGGTTTTGCAATTGACCATGACTTATACTCAACAACAAACATACATCTACTAGAGAATGAAAACTCTAGAGATAATTTTGCACATACTTCTAAAGAAACACAAAGAATTATACAGACATATCTTACAGACTATATGGTTCTTGAGAGTAAAGTAGATGGTAAGATTTACGAAGACCATCACATACTATTTGAAGACGGCACTAAGGTTCTCCATGAATTATCGAGACCCGAGAGTAAGATTAACGATGAAAGATTCATCCCAGCTGCTAGGGTTAATGCACCAATAACATTCTATAAAGATGCTGGTTCACCAACCTCAGATGGGGTTTTTGATACAGAATCACTTAGAGTTACAGCAATCCAAGATAGTGACGGTGATGGTAGTGACGATTCAGAAGCAATAGTCATAACAGACCCAGTACAAAAATCTACTAGATTACAATCAAGACACGTAAATATTCAAAGAATTGTTTCTAAAGCAGAACCAATAGAAAGAAAAACAACTAGAACAGATGGTAATCCGAAGAAGGTTGCTGTTCCTGTAACAGTTTCAAATGGTAAGTTTGTAATGGGAATTGCAGACGGAGCTGGAACAATAGAAGTTCAACAAGGATATCAATACTTCTTCTCAGTGCCTAAAGCACATATATTAAAATTCTCAACCACTGCAGATGGAACTCACGGTGGTGGAACTATCTATACAACTGGTGTTATAAACTACAATCATAATAATTCAGCTGATTTATATAACTTGACTCAGTTAATTGTAGATGGTTCAACACCTTCTACTCTTTACTATTATTGTACACTACATGCTGGAATGGGTGGAAGAGCAGCTAAAATTGTTCCATCCTTTGATACTGTATTATCATTATATCCAACAGACCAGTATGGAGACCATGTAGAAATTTCAGGCATTGGTGGTAACGGAACAGAATCTATTTTAGACCAATCATCACCACCAAATCTTATACCATTACCAACAAGAACTTCTATGGATGGTAAAGTACAGACTTCAGTACAAACACTTAATGACGAAGGACTATTATTAGAAACTGGTCATAAGATTGTACAAGAACAAGTTGATAACTTCATGAGAATGGAACCTACTCATACACAAAATACAAATGCAGAGGAAGGAGACTTCGTTCAATTTGAAGCTGCAACTGAAGTCTTGGTAGATGGTTCACCAGTATCAATAGGTAATGAAGCTATGCATATAGAAGACGCAACCATAGTTAGAGAAGAAGAATATTTTGTAACAGAAAGAAGTCAATCATATGCAAGAGCAGAACAAAATTATGGTTTTGGAACAACATTAAGACGACTAAATATGTTATCAAGTCAAGAGACTTATGATATATCTTACTATATGAAAGGTGAAGGTCATCGTGACTCAACTAGTAATAATGATGCAGTGATACAAGAAACTGCAAATGCAGTAAACAATTCTACCACTGTAAACTTTAGTTCAGCAATCAGTTCAAGGATTGAAGTTGGAGACGAGGTGTTAGGAACTAATTTAGATACCGCTCCTACAATTGCAACCATAGTTAGTAGTACTCAAATCACTTTGAGTCATGCAATTACGATAACAAGTAAAGCTTTAACTTTTGAAGGACATGATGGTATAGTTTTAGAGAATGGTGTAGGAAATGTAATGTTAGAAACACCTAAATATGAAGGACTGAGAATATCAGAATTCGAAAACTACTTCCCACATCGATATACAGATGAATATGAGAAGAGTTTTGCAAACAAACGAACAAATTTAACATATTCCGCTTACGTTAGGTCGGGTTAGTGTTATAAATAGTATTATATAATTTCGGGAGAGAAATAAAAATGGCAGCAATAATTACAGAGAAGTTTCGTACACATAACGCGAAACAATTTAAAGAAGACTTCTCAGCATCAGAAGGAGCTTCTTCAACTTATATATTCATAGGAAGGTCATTTGCATGGCCAAACGATGCAGTTCCTACTGCACCAGCAAACTCAGTTGGTGAAGAGTTAGACGCATGGTCAGATATGATTGCACTAAAGAAAGTGCCTACTGGCGACGTAACTCATGGTCTAGTTAGATACAACTGGACAGAAAATGTAGTCTATGATGAATATCAACACGATGTAAGTGCATCAAACACTTCAACGGCAACTAGTTCTTCAAATATTTACGATTCTAGATTTTATGTGATGACAGAAGAGTATAACGTATACAAATGTATCAGAACAGGAAGAGATGGAAACGGTGCTGTCGTCGCTTCTTCCGTTAAACCAGTTGGTACATCTTCAACTACACTTATTGAAACTGCTGATGCTGGAGTGGGAACAGGTAGAGGATACATATGGAAATATATGTATTCAATCTCAGCTTCAGATGTAATCAAATTCGTAACTAATGACTTTATTCCAGTCAAAACAATTGGTGCTCAAACAGAAATATTTGGTAATGGTACTAACGGTGGATTAGGTACAGCTGCAACCAACGATACTACTGCACAGTGGGACGTTGAAAACGATGCAGTTGATGGTTCAATTAATCATATTGTAGTAACTGCAGGCGGAAGTGGACATTCAAACGGAGATGGTACATACGAAAACGTTGCAATCGATGGAGATGGTACAGGTGGTGTTTGTTCAGTACACGTATCGGGTGGTGTTATCACTCACGTAACAGTTACAACTCCAGGCTCTGGTTATAGAAGAGCTTCTATAGACACAGCAGGAATCAGTGGACTTGGTGGAAGTGGTAGTGTAATTAAACCTATCCTATCACCAATTATTGGACACGGTGCAGACCCAGTAGAAGAATTAGGTGGAAACTACATTATCATCAACTCAAGATTTGAGTTCGGTGAAGGTGGTGGAGACTTCCCAACAGATAACGATTTCAGAAGAATAGGTTTATGTCAAGACCCATTTGCAAAAGGAACTACAGCAGTTGGTTCTGCAACGTCTATGACTGCATATTCACAAATGACATTATCGGGTGCAAGTGGTCTTGCTCCCGACGACATCATCATGGATGCAAGTTCAGACGGTGTTGGTGTTGCAGTATCAAGAATTGTTTCTGTAAACGGAACAGTAATTTCTCATATACCAGTCGCAAATAGTGAAGGTGGTTATGCCAACTTTGCAGCTGCAGATGTAGTTTACAAAGCAGGTGCAAATATTGGAACTGTATCAGCAGTAGATGCTTCACATCCCGAAGTGGAACACTACTCAGGCAACATCCTGTACATTGAGAACCGTGGTGCTGTTTCTAGAGCTGCAGACCAAATCGAAGACATTAAATTAATTATTGAAATGTAATATCGGGGAGTAATCCCCTTTACATTTTTAAAAGGCTAAAAGACTATGGCAGAGAAGACAGACTTAAATATATCACCCTATTACGACGATTATTCCGAAGATAAGAAGTTCCATAAAGTTCTTTATAGGGCTGGTCGTCCTTTGCAAGCAAGGGAATTAACACAGTCTCAATCTATTTTACAAAACCAAATCGAAAGAATGGGAGACCATTTTTTTGAAGAAGGTACTATTATCCAAGGTGCTCAAACGAACATCGATATGGATATTTACTTTGTTAAAGTAAAAGCAGCCAATCCAAATCCATTAGGCAACAGTGCAGTAGAATCATATAGAACATCCTTTCATGATAAGTATGTCAGAGGACAAACAAGTGGTGTTGTTGCAAAAGTAGTAACGTCAACTGCAGAAACTAGTGCAGATAAATTAACAATGTTTATTAGACCAGTACAACAAGGTACTAATTCTACTAATGACTTTATGTTCTCAGCAGGAGAAACATTAGAGTTAGTTGGATATAATTCAAGTGGTACTGTTACTACAGATACATCTACCGAAAATGATTTAGAAATACAACCTTCTTCCGAAACACCAACAGGTAGAGCATCTATTGCAGAGATAACAGAAGGTGTTGTATTCACAAGAGGATTCTTTACAAAGGTAGACAAACAAACTATTATATTAGAAAAATATAGTGGAGCTCCTTCATACAGAGTAGGTCTAGATATTGTTGAATCTTTAGTAACATCAGCTGCAGACGACTCTTTAGAAGATAATGCAGCGGGTACATCAAATGAAAATGCAGCTGGAGCAGACCGTTTAAAATTCAGTTTAACACTAGCAAAACATACATTAGACTCAGTATTAGGTACATCCTTCGTTGAACTATCAAGAGTTAACGCAGGTGTTATCACACTTAAAATAGACAAAACAAAATATGCAGAAATAGAAAACACTCTTGCACGAAGAACATTCGATGCAAACGGAGACTTCGTAGTCACACAATTTACTGCATCATTAAGACAACATTTAGATGACGGAACTAATTTAGGTTTCTATACGAAGAATAATGGTGGAGACGAAGGAAGATTCGTATTCATGGTATCGCCGGGCAAGGCATATGTTAGAGGTTATGAAATTGATAAAGTTGGAACAACTACTCTAAACATTCAAAAAGCAAGAACAACAGAATCATTGACTGGTGTATCAGCACCAATCAGATTAGGAAATAAATTAAGAGTTACTAATGCTCATGGTCTACCCGAGTTCGGTAACGAAACTGGTTCAGATACTATTGACCCACATAATCCAGCATTACTATATGATAACCTAGTAGCAGACTTAGGTATATCAGATACAGATGGAGCCTTAAGTGCAACTGGTAATATTGGAACATGTAGAATTAGAAACGTAGACCTTCATGAAGGTATCGACTCAAGTGATGTCTATACAGACACAGCTCTTTGGAATTTATATTTATTTGATATCAAGATGTTTACTAAACTTACTGGTACGATTGCAAACACATTCGTAGCAGGTGATAAAGTTACTGGTAGTTCAACTGGTACAAGTGCTATCGTTCACCATGTCGAGGGAAGTAATCTCTTTGTACATGATGTACAAGGTGCATTTACAACTTCTGATAATATATCAGCAGAAGGTGGTGGAAGCACTGCAACACTTACATCTTGTAGTGCAATTAGAACTTACAACATTGACCGTGCAAGAGCAGTTGCACAAAAACCTAACAATACTAACAGAGAAATTTTCACTGCAGATGTTTCATTATCACAAGATAATGTTCTAAGTGGAACAGTTACCTTTGTAGCTACAAACTCAACAGCTGTAACAGGTTTTGCAACTCAGTTTGCAAAAGAATTAAAAGAGGGTGACCAAATAATAGACCAAGCAGGTAATGTTAATACCGTTGCTTCAGTCACCTCAGAAACAGCTTTAGTCTTGACTGCAAACTCAATAGCAGCTGGAAGTGGTAATGCAGTCAGAAGACGTGCAAAATTGTTTGACCAAAATCAGACTGCAAACATACATGCATTCCCAAGAGATTTTGTTGCAAGTCATACTCCAAAATCTGTAACAGTAAGAAGACAAGTAGTTAAAGAAGTTGCATCTAATCAGATAAGTATAACTACTGGAGCCCATGAGACATTCAATGCACGAAATACAGATAACTTTTCAATCTCAGTAAGAGAAGCAGGTAGTGGTTATGCAGCTGGGGATTTACTTAATGTTGAAGATTTAAACCCAAGTGTAAACGTTGCTGGTAACGCAGAAGTATTAACTTTGACTCTTACAGGTAACAATGGTGCCTTTGTTGATGTAACATATACAGTAACAAAAACTAGTGGTGTTACCTCAAGAGGTAAATCATTATCCAAAGCAAGAGTTTTAAAAGTATCAAAACCTAGAAGTGATAATGGTTTCTATGGAACTGCATACGATGACAAAGATATTACATTAGGTGTTGCAGACGTACACAAAGTTATTGGAGTATTCGAAGGAATTGATGGGACACCAATTACTCCAAATGCAATTATAACCACAAGTGATGAATTTGTTAACCACGAAATAATCATTGGTCAGACTTCGGGTGCAAGAGCAAGTCTTATTAATTTTGGTGGTGGTAATCTCTCATATTGGTATTATACATCAACAGATGGTGAAGTATTCTTACCAAGTGAAACTGTAGTAGGACAAACATCACTTGCAAGTGGTACAATGCCGACTGCAGAAAGTGGTGGAGTTAACGCAGGTTCCCCCGACATTAAAGACAGATACTTCTTTGACAATGGTCAAAGAGATGGATACTATGACTTATCCAAACTAACATTAAAACCTGGCCAACCTAAACCAAGTAATCCACTTTTACTAGTGTTTGATTCCTTTACAGTATCGGGTGGTGGAGACTTCTTTGATGTAAATTCTTATTCATCAATCGATTATAAAGACATTCCAGTTTACTCACCAAACAAGGTAGACTTAGGTGGACTAGAACCCGATGGAACATTTGAACTTTCAGATTGTGTTGACTTTAGACCAGTAGTAGGACAAATTTTAGGGACAACTACATTTTCATCTAATGTTTCTCAGAACGTAGCAGCTGCAGTAGATTTATCGAACTCAACCAGTGGAGCTGTATTTGCACCATTTGGTTATGAGAGTGGTCGTTCTTTCGCTGATGCAAGAACTGGTATTACAGATACAGGTGCTAACGCAGTAGATGTTCCAGTAAGTGGTTCATCTCTTAAAGGTGATATTGAATTCTATGTTGGAAGAATAGATAAAGTATTCTTACATAAGAAAGGTAAGTTCGAAATATCTCAAGGAACTCCAGCATTATCTCCAACTAAACCTACAGCTTTAGATGATAGTATACAGTTATTCGAAATGAGAATACCACCGTATACCAATAAATTAAGTGATGTTCAAATAAGAAGTTTTGACCATAGACGATATACCATGAAGGATATCGGTAAGATAAACAATAGGGTTACTAACCTTGAAAGAATTACATCTCTTTCTCTATTAGAAAAAGACACACAAACAAAACAAATTTTAGATGCAGACGGATTTGATAGATACAAATCAGGCTTCTTAGTAGATAACTTCAGAGGTCATAAAATTGGTGATGTAAATCATCCCGATTACAACTGTGCTATTGATACCAAGATGGGTATGTTAAGACCTAAGTCATTTACTCAATTCTTTGGTATTACACAAAACGTAGGTGCATCAACAAACTTTAAAAAGACTGGTGATATAATTACTTTACCATATAGTGAAGTTAGTTATGTTAATCAAGATAAAGCTTCTCGTTCAATTAATGTTAACCCTTATCACGTATTTGCATTTATCGGTAATGTTAAATTAACACCCGATACAGATATCTGGCAAGACACAGAAAGATTACCCGATGTGAGAGTTAACCGTGAAGGTAACTTTGATGCTGTTATGGCTGAGAATGCAAACTCATTAGGAACAGTTTGGAACTCATGGCAAACAACATGGGTTGGAGAACCTTCAGCTGTATCAACAGAAGTTCAATCAACTTCAAATGGTTCATGGAGTGGAGACCCATTACAAGGTGGAGAGTGGGTAGCAGGAATAACTGTTAGTAGAGAAATTACAGAGACACCCGAAATTCAAACAAGAACTGGTGTAACAACAACTGTAGTTGAAGATTTTGTAGAGACAAGAAACGATAGAGTTGTATCAATGTCATTGATACCATTTATCCGTTCAAGAACAATTGAAATTGATGCAACAAATTTAAAACCAAATTCAAACCATTACTTCTATTTTGATAACATCAATGTTAACAAATTTGTAAGACCTTTCAATGCAACGTATTCACAAGACGGTGGAACAACAGTTACTTCAGAATGTAAAACAGATGGTAATGGAAGACTAAGAGCATACTTTGAATTGCCTAACAGTGCAGCTCAAAGATTCCCAACAGGTCAAAGAGACTTAAGAATTACTTCAAGTTTCTACAATATGGCAAACCCTGCTTCACAGGGAAATGGAATGTACTCTGCACAAGGTATTTTACAAGCAACACAAACAGAAATCGTATCAACAAGAAATGGTAGAGTAATTAGAGAAGACCATTCAGCAACAAGAGACTTCTCAAGAAGAGGTGAGAGATTAAACTCTGAAGTACATGCAGATGGCCCAATTTTCCCACCAGTAAACGAGATACCAGTCGATAACTCTATTCAAATAATTGATATACCCGAACCTATAATTCCCGACTTTCCAATTACAATACCTAACATCATACCCGATATTAGATTTATACCACCAGTTATAACTCTTCCAACACCGCCACCTTTACCAGTAGCAGTGCCACAAATTGATAGAAGAGATTTTGTAGAACGAACAATAGAAAGACCTTTAATCTTTGCTTTAAATGGTGGAGAGATGAGAGGATGGGGTGACCCACTTGCACAATCATTCTTGGTTGATGCACAAGGTGGTATGGATATGACTTCAATAGATTTATTCTTTGCAACAAAAGATACATTTATGCCTTGTTCAGTACAAATTAGAAACATGGTAAATGGATATCCAGGCCAGATAGTATTACCTTTCTCAGACGTTACTAAAAACCCCGATGATATTAATACATCAGCTGATGGTTCAGTTGCAACAACATTTACATTCGAATCACCAGTTCACTTAGAACAGGACAATGAATATTGTTTCGTTGTATACTCAAACTCTAATGAGTATGAGTGCTTTATTTCTAGAATGGGTGAAACAGATTTAACAACTGCAGAAGTTATAAGTGGACAACCATATGCTGGTTCATTATTCATGTCACAGAATGCTTCTACTTGGACTGCAGAACAAACAGATGACCTTAAATTTAACATGAAGGTTGCAAAATATGAGATTGATAAAGTTGGTAATGTTAATTTCGAAAATGATGCTTTACCATACACTAACCTACAAACAAATCCGATAGAAACTTTTGCAGATAAAAAACTTAAAGTGTATTCTTATAATCATGGTTTCTATGATGACACCAATAATAAAGATAATGTAACAATAGCTGGTATTGTTGGAGACAAGAAAAATTCTGCAGTGATAGTATCAAGTTTCTCACAGATTGGTTCTGATACTTTACCAGCAGATGGAACAATCAACTGTACAGATGATACTCATAGTGGTGGAACAGGTAGTGGAATCAAGTGTGAAGTTATCATAGCAAGTGGTGCAATTACAGATGTAAATATTTTAAAAGTTGGACAGAACTATACTGCTGGTGATAACATTACAATTACAAATATTGGAACTTCCAATGCAGATGTAAGTGTAGTATTAGGAACACCCGAAGATACTTTAGGTGGTTGTCCTATTGCAGTAATCAATACATTACATAGCACTCTTGCAGATAGAGGAATAGATTCATTTAGATTTACTCCATCTCTCAGCGGATACTCATTCTCAAGTCTTTATGCATTCGAATCAACAATCGGTGGTGGTGCAAATGCAACTGCAACAAGAAACTATTACTTTGATGCAATTCATACAATGATTCCTTCAGTTCAACTGCAAGGAACCATTATTAGTGCAAACGTTCTTACAACTCCTCAGTATTCACCCGAAGGTATTATTAGTGGAGAGGCATATCAAAGACGTTCAACAAATAAATTTGTAACATTAAATGATAATGTATTCTTTGACACACCATCAATTGTAGCTTCAAGTGATAATGAATCTAGAGAGATGTCATCACAGAAATCTTTCAATTTACAATTACAATTAATGTCATTCAACCCTAACATATCACCTATGATTGATATACAAGCAGCGGGTTGTTTAGCAATTGCAAACAGAATTAACAATATAGACAGTGCAACTGGTACTAAAAACAATGGTACTACAAAATCCTTACCAGTCGGTTCAACATTCGTTCCATCAACTGAGTCAGAGGGTGATAATAATGCAATGGTCTATGTAACAAGGAAGGTGAATCTTAAAACTCCAGCAACATCTTTAAAAGTTATTGCAGATATGTATAGACCACCAACAACAGAACTTAAATTGATGTATAAAATCATCAAAAATGACGAAGAAACTTTATTAGATGATGTCGGATTTGAATATTTCAATACGGATGGTTCACCCGATGTCACAACAGAAGCAGATGCAAGAAACTTTAAAGAATATGAGTTCACTGCAGATAATTTACCCGAGTTTAGTGGATTCGTTGTTAAGATAGTGGGACAAGGAACAAGTACAGCAATAGTGCCAGCGGTAACTGCACTAAGATGTATGGCACTTGCATAAGATGGGTATCAAAGTCGAAGGACATACTCATCTTTATAGAGAAGAAACTTCTCATGCTATCATAAATACAGACGTAGAACAATATAGATTACATAAAGTTAGAAAACAAAGATTTTTAGCTCAGAAAGAAGAGATAAATACTCTTAAAAGTGACGTATCAGAGATGAAATTGATGCTTCAACAATTATTGGATAGGACATAATGGCAAAAACAGTAGACACATACTCAACTATTGAACAGTTTAGAACCAAATACAACGAATTGGCTGTTGATGTTGGTGATAAGTCTGGCTTAAGAACAGAAAATACTGAAACAGTAATAGATGCACTTAATAGTTTGGAAGATAAGTCATTCTTTTTCCAAGAGTTTATCTATACTGCAACAGCTGGTCAGTCAGTATTCACTGGTGCAGACGATTTTAGTAATACACTTAGATTAAGACAGGATAGATTCCAAGTATTTAAGAATTCAACTCTATTATTAGAGGGTGCAGACTATTCTATATCCCAAGTAACTGGAAATATCTATTTTAGATTGACTCTAACATCAGCTGCAGCTGCAAATGACATGGTTGTCATATATTCTTTCACAGGTTCATACTTAGGAACATCTACAATCGGTGGTCAATCAATTGGTTTCTTTACAGAGACATCTGAAAACACAATTTATAATAATAACGATAGTGGAATAATTTTAAATGGTAATTATGCAGATGATGCTAACAGGGTAACAGCTCTTACTGGTACAAATACAATTGAAATGTATGGTAAGACTTTCCATGATGGCGACTTTACAGTAGATACTGGACATACAATCACTGCACCAACCTTCACCGATTCAACAGCAACGATTACAGGCGGTGTGGGTACAGGTTTTAGTTCTATCACCTCAACAATATTCAACGGTAACCTAAGTGGTGGGACTGCAGCTCTGACTTCAACGGTAACTGCTGGTGGAGACATTACTTCATCTACAGACATAATTGCTGGAAGTGAATTCGTAATCGGAAATGCAAGAGTAAATGAGACTGAACTAGAGATAATAGACGGTGCAACTTTATCCACTACAGAGATTAACTATCTTGACGGAACTACACTAGGAACCGTTGTTGCTAGTAAAGCAGTTGCAGTAGATTCAGATAAAGATATCACTGGATTCAGAAACATTACTGCAACAGGAGATATTACTGCTGGTAGTGAATTCGTAATCGGAAATGCAAGAATAGACCAAACAGATTTAGAAAAAATTGATGACCTAACAAACGGAACTGTAATTGCTAGTAAAGCAGTTGCAGTAGATTCAAATAAAGATATCACTGGATTTAGAAACGTTACTGCAACTGGAGAGATAGAAGGTGGTTCACTTGATATCAACGGAAATGCAGACATTAGTGGTAACACTAACTTTGGTGGAGATGTTGACATCGATGGTAACTTAACATTCAATGGAGAGACTTTCCAAGAATACGCACAAGACAAAGTTAAAGGATTACTAGACCACAATGACCACTCAAATATAACTGCAGACTATCAAGATAATAATGATAAAATTATTCTTACTGCAGCTCCTCAATATGGGGATTCCGATGTAAATGATTTAATGGTAGCAGGTGCTGGTCTAAGTGAATCATACACAGGGACTGGCTCAGACACTCGATTAACGTTTGCTGTCAACGCAAGTGAAGGAATTAAATTAGAATCCGATAATGTTAAATTGGATTATGCAATTGTGTCAACTGCACCTAGTGGTGTTGGGTCAACGTCGACTGGACACATATGGTTTGTAGTATGATATGTCTGAAGAAATATTTGTAAACATAGAAACGGAAATTCAGCAACCGTACAATGCTAGAGTTCCAGTAAATGGTCAAGAACCAAACATTAGACAGACACAGTCTATCTATACAGCTGAATCTCGTCAACCCTCAACGTATCAATACAGGTCTCCGTTCATATACAATACTCCTGTATCTGGCCAAGAACCAAACATAAGGAATGCACAACAACCCTTTACTTACACAAGACAGGGTCAGACACCTACAATCTATCAGCATCAAAGTCCATTTACATACGCAAGACAAGGACTGCAACCAGCAACATATAATTTTCAGAATCCTTATCCATACATTGCAGCTGGTCAACAACCAAATGGAAGGGCTTTACAAAGTCCTTATCCTTATATTGCAAATGCTAGACAGCCTGGGTTCTACCAACACCCTAGTCCCTTTACTTATCAGAATCCTGTAAATGCACAAGAACCGAACATAAGAGATACACAACAACCGTATCCTTATATTGCAGCTGGACAAGAATCGAATCAAGTCAATGCACAAGAACCTAATATTAGAAACAGTCAAACACCGTTTACTTATAACTACAGGTCACCGTTCACTTATAGGAACCCTGTGTCTGCTCAAGAACCAAATATTAGAAACCAACAAGAACCTAATATAAGAAATCAGCAAGAACCTAATATTAGAAGCAGTCAAACAGCGTTTACGTATCAACATAGGTCACCGTTTACATATAGGAATCCTGTATCTGCACAACAACCTACTATTAAGAATGCACAAGAGCCTAATATTAGAAACCAACAGGAACCTAATATTAGAAATGCACAAGCAGCGTTTACTTATAATTATAGGTCACCGTTTACTTATCAGAACCCTGTTAATAAACAAAATCCTTATCCCTATAGTGCAAATTCTCAGACTCCGTTTACCTATCAACATCAAAGTCCATTTACATACGCAAGACAAGGTCAAACACCAACGACTTATAATGTACAGACACCAGCAACTACAAGTTCATCAACTCCAATAATTGCCCAACAACCCGCCATATATGATGGAGTGGATGGAGAGGATGCACCAAACAATGCAGGCAACACTACTTGGGGCCCAGGCAACAGTGCAGCGATTCATATTAACGCGGGTCAATCTCAGTCAGGCCTCACAACAACAAATAGAACTTGGGAAACAACAAGAAGTCATTCTTCAGCATATGCAACAAGTGGCAGTTGCTTAATGCGATTCGATTGGCAAGAAAGTGGTACCAATGCATATTCAGTTAAAGCAAAATGGTATGCAGTCGATAGCGCAGCAATGGGCCCAGTTTATGAAGACTATATTAACTTCTATGGAGACTTCCAAGGTAGTAGTCAAGATGGAGATGGTATAGAGATATCTGCTAAATGGAATTCTAATGCTGACATAGATGACAGTAATTTTGGTGGTTCAGCTGAATTTCCAAATGATTCAGCTAACGAAACTGGTGCAAAAGTTAAAAACCAATACTATATGATTTGGGATGGAGAACAAAGTAGTGATAGTGCAACAGCGGTAGGGTTTAAGTGGTCTGCAAGTTCTGGCAGTAGTAACCAAGGTTCTTTAGGTTATCTTCGTTCTACAGGTGTTTCAATACAATTAAAAGTTGTGAATGGTGGTATGGCGGGTAATCCTACTATCTATACAACAAACCCAACGAGTCAATTGATTCAATTGTCGATGTCTAAGGGTGGTGGAGATTTACAATAATGGCCATTGCTCAACAACCATATAGTTTACAACAACCTACTATAGTTTCATATAGGATGCCTTCTATAGCAAATAGACAAAACGCCTATCCCTATATTGCAAATGCACAAGAACCAAATATTAGAAATGCAAGACAGCCTGCAACTTATGACACACAGGGTCAGACACCTACTACATATAGAAATCCTGTAAATGCAAGACAGCCTAATATTAGAGAAGCAAGACAACCTAGTACATACCAACATAGAAGTCCTTTAACATATAGTCACAGGTCACCATTTACCTATGCACATAGAAGTCCGTTCACTTATAGAAGTCCAGTGAATGCACAGGAACCAAACATAAGAGAGGCAAGACAACCTAATACATACCAACATAGAAGTCCTTTAACATATAGTCACAGGTCACCGTCTACGTATCAACATCAAAGTCCACTCACATATAGAAGTCCTGTAGAGGGAAGAGAACCTAACATACGTGATGCAAGACAACCTGCGACATATGCTCATAGGTCACCGTTTACCTACGAGACAAGAAGTCCGTTTACATATAATAGACAAGCAATAAGACAAGTTTCATACAACCATAGGTCTCCATTTACATATAGAAACCCTAGTAATGCACAAACAAATGTTGTAAAAGAAAGTCAAACACCATTTACGTATCAAAGAACTGGTCAATTACCAAGTATCTATCAACATAGAAGTCCATTTACGTATGCAACAACAGGTCAACAACCAGCTATTGGTAATCGCGATGTACCTTATCCTTACATTGCAACTGCAACTGAACCTAATATTAGAAACAAGCAAGTATCTTATCCATATATTGCAGATGGAAGAAGTCCATTTACCTATGCACATAGAAGTCCGTTCACATATCAAAATTCAGTACAAGGACAACAACCTAATATTAGAAATACACAAACACCTTTCTTCTATAATGCTGGAGCTCAGATATCATATCAACACCAAAGTCCATTTACCTATCAAGTTACTTACTCACATCAAAGAGTCATACCTAGAAATGCAAAAGTTAAAGGTGTATTCATTAATGACAATGGAACTCTAAGAAAGGTAGAAGAAGCTTATGTAAATGATAGTGGAACTGCAAGGAAAACACACCAATCTGTACCAACTGCTCAGTTCCCAATGGGTGAGTTTGGTGCTTAATTCATAAGTAAAACTTAAAAAGGTATAAATAGTTATATGGCTATTCTTGCAAACATATTTATCGACCAACATACAGACTTCAGCATTACTGTAGATGTCACCGATGCAACTGGAAATGTTCTTAACTTAACAGGTTATACTGCAGCTGCACAAATGAGAAAGACATATACTTCAACAAATGCAAGTGCAACATTCAGTACTGTAGTATCAGCGTCTGATGGTAAGGTAACTTTATCATTAACCGATACTGTTACTGGTGCATTGGAGCCAGGCAGGTATGTTTACGATATGACTGTAACTAGTGGTTCAACAACGACTAGAGTAATAGAAGGACAAGCCATCGTAACCCCAAGTGTGACGAGGTAATAATATGGCAATTAGAGGAACATTAAGTAGAGTTGTAACCGTCGGTGGTAAAGTCACTGGTGGTGGAAACATCAAAGCAACACAGGTTGCTATGGGTGGAACTTCTGCAGCCCAAACAGACATCACTGCAAAATCAATCAATGAACTTGCAGACGTAAATGCTTCGGAAACAGATGATGGATTACTATCATATGACCAAGCATCAGACAAATGGACTACAACTACCGTTTTAGACGGTGGGACATTCTAAAACACTAAATAAGTGTACAAATCAAGGTTGTCGACAGTGAGACAACGACCCACATTGTGAGTGGACAGACTATATAATGAACTCAACTTCTCGGGATAGTGAACGAGAAACAACAACTAATAATTTTATTTAAAAGGAAATAAAAATGGCAACAGTAATTCAGATTAAAAGAAGTACAGGTGTATCTGCACCAGCTATCTCCGACTTAGCGGAAGGTGAATTAGCGTACGTACAGGATAGGTCGAATTCGGGTGCTGGAGCGAAACTATACATTGAATCAGTAGACTCTGATAATAGTACTGCATTAATCCAAGCAATTGGTGGTAAGTACTATACAGATATGCTAGCTGGTTCTACTGCAACTCCTGCTGACTTAAAAGTCGGTAATAGTGCAAGTACAGGTGGTAGTATTAAGTTAATGGAAGACACAGACAACGGAACAAACTTCGTTGCTCTTAAATCTCCAAACACTTTAGGCTCTTCAGTAACGTGGACTCTTCCTTCAACGGACGGTAGTGCTAACCAAGTTCTTGGAACAGACGGTTCAGGCGCATTATCATTCTTATCAACAACATCAACCCTAGCAGGTGCTTCGGATTCAGATATTTCATCTCCAACAGGCGGACAAATGCTTGTTCATGATGGAAGTAATTCATTCGATAACGTATCAATGAGTGGTGATGCAACTATGGCATCAAGTGGTGCTGTAACAATCGCTGCAAACGCAGTGCAAGTTGGAAACATTGACTTCTTTGTCGATGAAGACAACATGGCATCCGACTCAGCAGTTAAAGTTCCTTCACAACAATCAGTTAAAGCTTATGTTGATGCAGTAACTACAGAACTACAATCTCAAGACCTTGACGGTGCAGCGGATAGTGGTACTTTAGCAGTTGATTTAGATACACAATCATTAACTTTCACAGGTGGAACAGGTGTAACAACTTCTGCAAGTGGTCAAGCGGTAGAGTTTGCAATCGGTCAGGCAGTTGGAACTTCAGACAACGTAGAATTCGGTAACGTAACAGTTGGCGGAACACTAAACTCAGACGACATCACTGCAACAACATTGACTGCAAGTGGTAACGTTGTTGTAACAGGTAACTTAAGTGTTAACGGAACTACAACTACAGTTAATTCAACTACTGTATCAATTGCAGACCCAGTTTTCGAACTTGGTGCTGATAGTTCAGACGATAACTTAGACCGTGGTATTAAGTTTAAATACAACGATGGTTCTGCTAGAGTTGGTTTCTTTGGTTACGATGAAAATACAACTAAGTTCGTAGCTCTTAAACAAGCTACAGATTCTTCCTCAGTATTCAGTGGAACTGCTATGGACGCAGTATTCGGTGGTGTGGAAGCAACGAACTTAACACTAAGTGGGTCAATCAAAGAGATTGATGGAGCTGCACCAACTAATGGTCAGATTCTTATGGGTCACACAGCCAATGGAGACATGGCTTTGGGAACTATTACTGCTGGTGATGGTATCGATGTAACTAACGGTGCTGGTTCTATATCAATCAGTGCTGAACAATCAAGTGCATCTAATTTAGGTGTCGTGATTGTTGATGCTGGTGAAGGTATGGACGTATCATACTCAAGTGGTACAGCAACTGTAAGTGGAGAAGATGCAACTACAACTAATAAAGGTATTGCAAGTTTTGCCACAGCAAACTTTACAGTATCAAGTGGTGCAGTTTCAATCACTGGTATTGACGGCGGAACATTTTAATTAATATTTCATCAATCAATCAATACTAGGAGAGTAACATGGCAACAGTTATTAATTTTAAAAGAAGTTCGACTCAGAATGCAGTTCCGACTACTAGTGATTTATCACTAGGTGAAGTCGCGATTAATACCTATCATGGTAGAATGTATACTGAAAAGAACGATGGGTCAGCAGCGATTACAGAAATCGGTTCTAATCCTAAAACTCTTTCTGTTAATGACGCCTACTCTTTCCCAACTAGTGACGGAACGTCGAATCAAGTATTGTCAACAAATGGTTCAGGCACACTTTCATTTAGTAATCAACCATCAAGTGGAGTTGTAACATTTACCTACACTATAGGCTCAACGACAACAGTCATCACTGGAAACGATGATGATAGTAACTCGTTAGTTTATCAAGCAGGTAGTGAACAAGTTTACTTAAATGGTGTAAAACTAATTGGTGGTGGCATAGACTATGCAACGACAAACAGTACGACAATAACACTACAAGCAAATGCTTTAAGTGGTGACGTGTTAGAAATAGTTGCAATTACAGCTGCAGCGAACCTTGTACAAGGGTTCTTCACTGCAAGTGTTTTAACAGCGACAACAGCAGACCAAGTATTATCTTCTAATAGTGTGGCAATTAAGGGCATCAAGTATGTAATTAATGCAACTCATGCTTCGGCAGGGACACATGCATGTGAAGTTTTACTTATTAATAACGGCTCGAATGCATACTTCGTACAATACGGTGATGTGTATTCAACAGCAAGTTTGTTTACATTGAGTGCAGACGTTGACTCGGGGGCAATGAGATTACTCGTTACTCCAGCCAACACAAACACTACAATTGATACATTCCAAATTAGACATTCTTAAGGGGGGATTAACTAATGGCAAAATCAAATAGTTTTAAATTAGCAGAATTAATCCGTGTCTTCCAGTACGATACATCAACAGATAAAATCAGTACAAGTAAGTCCCTTTTAGATGCAAACAGAAGTAAAGGCGATTTAACTACTACTGCAACTACCCAAGTTAACTTGGATACGTTTGCAAAAGCAAGTTATAGAGCTGCACGATATGTTATTGCAATGACTGAAGGGAGTGACTTTCATAGTACCGAACTAATATTAGTTCATGATGGTACCAATGTAACACTAACAGCTTACGGCACGTTAAAAAGTGGTTCTGCTCTAGCAACATTTGATGCAGATATAAGTGGAAGTGACCTCAGATTGAGAATCACACCTGCTTCAACTTCATCAACCGTTACTAAGTTTGATAGAACAACAGTAGACGCATAAACAAAAGACCAAAATCTTTTAAGGGGAACTTCGGTTCCCCTTTTTTTAGCTATAAATAGAACTATGGCAACTCAATCTAAATTTTTAGCAGATGTAGGGATACAAACGGCAGGAGATACATCCATAGGTGGGAATCTTGTTGTTACTGGTGACCTAACTGTTAACGGAACCAATACAATTATTGATTCTACAACCCAATCGGTTACAGATTCATTGATAGAACTTGCAAGTGGTAACACAACTGCAGACACTATTGACATAGGAATATATGGTAACTATAATGACGGTTTAAGTGGAGAGGGTGGTGCAAGTGAATATACAGGTCTATTTAGAGACGCGTCAGACTCCACATGGAAGTTGTTTGATGGTCTAGAAGTAGAACCTTCTACCACAGTTAATTTAAGTGGTAGTGGATATGCTTTAGCAGACTTACATGTTGGTGACTTAGTTGCAACAACATTGACTGCTACAAATAGTTTAACAGGTGCAAGTATTACTTATCCAACTTCAGACGGAAGTAGTGGTCAAGTATTAACCACAAATGGTAGTGGAACACTATCTTTTGCAACACCTACAGGATTAGAAGGTGGAACGGTAACAACTACATCAACCTCTGAAGCAACCATGGATACTTTTTCAACGAGCTCTTATAGAAGTGCAAAGTACGAAGTGTCTATTTCAGATTCAACAAGTGGAACGTATCAGTTCACAGAACTTTCAATAGTTCATAATGGTACTACTGCAAGTGTTTCACAATACGGTACAGTTTTGACAGGAACTACCGAACTTGCAACGTTTGGTGTAGATATAAACATCGGAACGTTACGTATCAGAACTACTCCTGCTACCAGTAATTCAACGGTCTTTAAATTTAAGAAGATTTTAGTTGACGCTTAAAAAGATAAAGTAATTTTAAAAAGACAGATTATAGGACATTCTTAAGAGGAGTGAATCGATAAATAAATGTATCAACACCTCAAGGTAAACCTTAAAAGGACACATAAATGGCAACACAAAATACATTCGTAATTGAGTACGGACTTACAGTTGGTTCAACAGAAGTTATTTCCTCAGCAGGAAAACTAGCTGTATCAGCAATATCTTTACTTACTTCAGATAACTTAACGGAAGGTTCCACGAACCAATACTTTACTTCAAGTAGATTTAACACTTCATTCGATACTAGATTATCAAATGCAGTTATTGATGGGGGTACAATCTAATGGCAGGGGAAAAGAATTTTATACTAAAGAACGGTCTATCCGTAGGAACAAATGATGTTCTAGATAGTTCGGGTGACTTAGTAGCAGGTGCATTTGGTACTGCAGCTATAGAGGTCATCGATGACCACGTTGCAAATACCTTACTAACAGCAGGTGCTGGTATTGGATTATCATATGATGATTCAGCTGGGACACTTACAATTACAGGTAATGTTGGTGATATCACAGGAGTTAACGCAGGACTTGGTTTAACTGGTACTGCAACTAGTGGAGATGCAACATTAAACATTGGTGCTGGTACAGGTATTACTGTAAATGCAGACGATATTGCAATCAACTTTAAAGACGAAGACAATATGGCATCAGATAGTGCCGTACATGCAGCTACTCAACAATCAATTAAAGCATATGTTGATACTCAAGTTGCAACAGTTCCAGTTGGAGACATAACAAGTGTTGTTGCTGGAGCAGGTCTAACAGGTGGCGGAACAAGTGGTGATGTAACAGTAAATGCTATTGCTGGAACAGGTATCACAGTTAATGCAGATGACATTGCAATCGACCTTAAAGACGAAGACGATATGTCTTCGAACAGTGCATCTCACGCTGCATCACAACAATCAATTAAAGCTTATGTTGATGCAAGTATTCTAACAAAAGACAATTCAGACGAAATTACAGAAGGTTCAAGTAACCTTTACTTTACAGATGCAAGAGCAAGAGCTGCTCTATCAGCAACTGGTGATATATCATACAACAGCACAACTGGTGTATTCAGTTTCACAAACGATGCTGGTGACATCGAATCAGTAGTTGCTGGTTCGGGTTTAACTGGTGGTGCAACAAGTGGAGCTGCAACATTAAACATTGGTGCTGGAACTGGTATTACAGTTAATGCAAATGATGTTGCAGTCAATATGGGTGCATTTGATTCAGATGACTTAAACGAAGGCTCAACTAATTTATATCACACTACAGAAAGAGTTCAAGATATTGCTGGAGCAATGTTCAGTTCAAATACTGAAACAGGTATTACTGCAACATATCAAGATGCAGATGGAACTATTGACCTTGCAGTAGACGCAGAATTTATTTCAGATACAGTTGGTAATATGGTCACTTCTAATACAGAAAGTGGTCTTACAGTTACGTATCAAGATGCAGATAACACTTTAGACTTTGCAGTCGGAACACTTAACCAAGATACAACAGGATTAGCAGGAACTGCTACTGCACTTGCAAGTGCAAGAACTATCTCGGGTGTTTCATTTGACGGTACAGCAAACATCACACTAAACACTGGTGGAATCACAGAGAGTGGTAACCTTTACTTTACAAATGAAAGAGTGGATGACAGAGTCGGTTCATTGATTGTTGGTGGAACAAACATAACTGCAACATATGATGATGCAGCTGGAACACTTACAATTGACGGAAACGCAGCGGACATCACAGGTGTTACAGCTGGAGACGGTCTATCGGGTGGTGGTTCAAGTGGTGCAGTTACTTTAAACCTAGATGCTTCAGTAGCAGGTGACGGTCTTGCACATTCAAGTGGTGTTCTATCAGTCGGAGTAGACGATAGTTCAATCGAAACAAATTCAGATGCATTAAGAGTTAAAGCACTTGGTGTTACTAATGCCATGTTAGCAGGTTCAATTGCAAACAGTAAACTTGCAAATGACAGTGTAACAATTAACTCACAGTCAGTAGACTTAGGTGCTTCAGTTACTTTAAACACATCTCACATTGGTGAGAGTGGTAACTTATACTATACAGATGAAAGAGTTGACGATAGAGTTAACGCTTTAATTACTGCTGGTGTAAACGTTGCAACAACATATGATGATGCAGCTGGAACACTAGAAATTAGAGTACCTTACGAAAACATTCAAGACACAGTTGGAACTCAATTAGCAACTAACGGTTCACACACAAACATCACTGCAACATATGATGATGCTGGTGACGGTGCAGTCGACCTTGCAATTACAGATGCAACTATCAGAGGAAAAGTTTCAGTAACAGACGCAGGTGGAGATGGTTCACTTGCATATAACAATTCAACTGGTGTTATTACATATACAGGGCCAAGTGCAGCTGAGACAAGAGCACATTTCTCTAATGGTACTGGTGTTGCTATCAGTTCGGGTCAAGTTAGTATCGGTCAGGCAGTTGCAACAACTAGTGATGTTCAATTTGCAGACGTATCTGCAAGTGGTAACCTTGTAGTTACAGGTAACTTAACAGTAAATGGTTCAACAGTAACAAATAGTTCAACTAACACAACTATCGAAGATTCGTTGATTGAATTAGGAACAGGGACAACTGGTTCTCCATCGGGAGACGCAGGTATTGTCATTGAGAGAGGTGATGAAAGTAACGTGTTTATGGGTTGGGACGATAGTGCATCAAGTTTTGCATTCGGAACAACTACTGCAACAGGTGCTTCAACTGGTGCATTATCAGTAACACCAGCAGCGGTATCCACAGGTGCATTAACAATAACGAATGCATCTAACAGTGGTGGAACTGCAAGAAATGTTTACCAATCAACTTCTGCACCTGGCGGTTCAGATGGAGCGGTTGGTGATATGTGGATTCTTTACTCCTAATCTAGGAGTTTAGGATTCTAATAAATAACAGTATTATTAATGGATAACTAAATGGCAACAGGTTCACAAAAGGTCAAAACACCAGCAGGTTGGAATTCAACTCAAGGTGCATGGGTAAAAACAGCTAGTTCCACATGGAAAGCAGTTGACCAAATCTACATTAAAACCCCTACAGGATGGAATAACGCATCGGGGCAGACTGCGACTCAAGTTCCTTATCCATACATTGCAAATGGACAAGAACCCAATATAAGAAACAAACAGAATCCGTATCCTTATATTGCAAATGCACAAGAGCCTAACATAAGGAACCAACAGAATCCGTATCCTTATATTGCAAATGCACAAGAACCTAATATAAGAGACCAACAACAGCCGTATCCTTATATAGCACAAGCAAGACAACCTAGTACATACCAACATAGAAGTCCATTTACATATGCTAGACAAGGTCAAACACCAACGACTTATCAACATAGGTCACCGTTTACATATCAAAACCCTGTAAATGCACAAGAACCAAACATAAGGAATGCACAGACACCGTTCACTTACAGAAATCCAGTGAATGGACAAGAACCTAATATTAGAGATGCAAGACAGCCTGCAACTTATCAACATAGAAGTCCTTTAACGTATAGTCATAGGTCTCCATTTACGTATCAACATAGGTCACCGTTTACATATAGGAATCCAGTGAATGGACAAGCACCTTTTATTAGAGATGCAAGACAACCTTCTACGTATCAACATAGGTCACCGTTAACATATTCACATAGGTCGCCTTTGACATATAATCATAGGTCTCCATTCGAGTACAGAAATCCAGTGAATGGACAAGAACCTAATATTAGAGAAGCAAGACAACCTAGTACATACCAACATAGAAGTCCTTTGACATATTCTCACAGGTCACCATTTACCTATCAACATAGGTCTCCATTCACTTACAGAAATCCAGTGAATGGACAAGAACCTAATATTAGAGATGCAAGACAGCCTGCAACTTATCAACATAGGTCACCGTTAACATATTCACATAGGTCGCCTTTGGAATATTCTCATAGGTCTCCATTTACATATAGAAGTCCTGTATCTGCACAAGAGCCTAACATAAGAGAAGCAAGACAACCTAGTACATACCAACATAGAAGTCCTTTGACATATAATCATAGGTCTCCATTTACGTATCAACATAGGTCACCGTTCACATATAGGAACCCTGTGTCTGCTCAAGAACCTAATATTCGTTCTGCACAACAACCGTATCCTTATATTGCAAATGCACAAGAACCAAATATTAGGTCACAACAAGAACCAAATATTAGGTCACAACAAGAACCTAATATTAGAAATAATCAGGCAGCGTTTACTTATAACCATAGGTCTCCGTTTACATATAGGAATCCTGTATCTGCACAAGAACCTAATATTCGTTCTGCACAACAACCTAACATTAGAGATGCAAGGAGTCCATTCACGTATGATGCAAGGTATCCAGCGAATGCACAGCAACCTTTTACATTCCAAGCACCATTTACGTACAGGAACCCTACTAATGCAAGGCAACCTAACGATGCAAGGAACCCATTCACATATAGACAACCTTATATAGCGAATGCAAGACAACCAAATAGTGCAAGAAACCCATTTACATATAGAGTGCCTTACATTGCAAACGCAAGAACTGGTGCAAACTCTAGGGCCCCAAGTATTGCACAACAACCCATAACGTACCAACACAGAAGTCCGTTTACATACTACTTCACTTTTGGTGGTGGTAATCCACCTAATGTCATGGAGCCGTAAGCAAATGAGAAATATTAATATAACAGGAACAATCTAAAATGCCAATAGGTCAAAGACAACAACCGACTATCAAAAACGGACAAGTGTCCGTTGATGTACAGACGCCTTCGATTGTTCAACAACCATTTACGTATAGTGCAAGGTATCCAGCGAATGCACAGCAACCGTTCACATTCCAAGCACCATTTACGTATAATGCTAGGTATCCAGCGAATGGTCAACAACCGTTCACATTCCAAGCACCATTTACATATAGGAACCCTACTAACGCAAGACAACCTAATAATGCAAGGAATCCGTTTACATACAGAGTACCTTACATTGCTAATGCAAGACAACCGTTTACTTATAACCATAGGTCTCCGTTTACATATAATCATAGGTCACCATTTACATATAGAAGTCCTGTATCTGCACAACAACCTAACATAAGAGAAGCAAGACAACCGAGTTCATATCAACATAGGTCACCTTTAACGTATTCACATAGGTCACCGTTAACGTATTCTCATAGGTCACCATTTACATATGCAAGACAGGGTCAAACACCGTTTACTTATAACCACAGGTCTCCATTTACATATAGAAGTCCTGTAAATGGACAAGAACCTAATATACGTTCGGCACAAGAACCTAATATTAGAAGTCAACAAGAACCTAATATTAGAAATGCACAAGCAGCGTTTACTTATAACCATAGGTCTCCGTTTACATACAGAAATCCTGTAAATGGACAAGAGCCTAATATTAGAAACCAACAAGAACCGAACATTAGGTCACAACAAGAACCAAACATAAGAAACAATCAGACACCGTTTACGTATAGTCATAGGTCACCGTTTACTTATCAGAATCCTAGTAATGGACAAGAACCTAATATTAGAAACATACAACAACCGAACATTAGGTCACAACAAGAACCTAATATTAGAAACAATCAGGCAGCGTTTACCTATAGTCATAGGTCACCGTTTACTTATCAGAATCCTAGTAATGCACAAGAGCCTAATATTAGAAACCAACAAGAACCAAATATAAGGTCACAACAAGAACCTAATATTAGAAACGCACAAACACCGTTTACGTATAGTCATAGGTCACCATTTACATATAGAAGTCCTGTATCTGCACAGGAACCTAATATTAGAGATGCACAACAACCTAATATTAGAAGTCAACAAGAACCTAATATTAGAAACAATCAGACACCGTTTACGTATAGTCATAGGTCACCGTTTACTTATCAGAATCCTAGTAATGCACGTCAACCTTCTACGTATCAACATAGGTCACCGTTCACTTATAGGAATCCTGTAAATGCACAAGAACCCAATATAAGAAACAAACAGAATCCGTATCCTTATATTGCAGCTGCTCAAGAACCAAACATAAGGAATGCACAGACACCGTTTACGTATCAAAGAACTGGTCAAACAACTGTAACATATTCTCACAGGTCACCGTTTACGTATGCTAGACAAGGTCAGACACCAACGACTTATAACCATAGAAGTCCGTTTACATATCAAAGAACAGGTCAGACACCAACGACTTATCAGCATAGAAGTCCATTCACCTATTCAAGACAAGGGAGAACACCCGAAGCAAGATGGGATGGAGTGGTATCACAACAATGGCCTGCAACACCAATCACATCATAGGAACCTACCCGACAGTGAACAAAGACCCCTCGAAAGAGGGGTTTTTTTTATCTTACTAAATATAGGACAGATATTATGGAGATACCATGCAGAAAATTGAAACCCTAGAACAAGCAAAAGAATTAATAAAACCTTATGACCCTAAGATAACCTCACAAGAAAGACAGGCCATTGGTAATTTTCATCTTGGTGCATTTAATATAGAACCAGGCTATTCAAAAACTTCAGAAACCTATAAAATACTTGAGTGGATGTTCAAAGAAATTCTACCACCAGTAAAGATTGCAAAGTGGAAAGACTTTGAATATCTAAGAAAAGAAAACAGATTTGGTGGGTTCAATGGATTAAGAAATGAGTCAGTAACTTATCACAAGTTTTTACCAGTTGGTTATGCAGAGAAACCTAGAAAGGTAATTCCAGGCGTAGCAGGTATGGACATGAAAGATTCTAATGGATATGTAGATATAGATACATTAATCGATTGGGACACAGTTGAAAACAGAGACCAACATGCAGAGGGTTCATTGTTGTCTATGTATTATCACGGTGCAAAAGCACACTGGCTAATTCAAAGTATCCAAGAGGAAGGTTTAAGAGCTCCTATTCAAGGATATGTTGTAGATAATGGTGTCACTGGTATGAATACTGAATCTACTTACACATTTAGAATACACCCAGGCTCTATTCGTTCGGGTGTCTTTGAAGAGATGCAAGACAACGATATGGAAATTATGGTAATAGATAATTTTGATGTTGTGAAAGTTGAACCGACAAGCCTTGACAGCGTATTAGAGATGTGGTATACTAAGTTAAAGAGATTAGACAAGCAATACCATTGTTCATTCACATATGTGGATGGTTGTATTGAATATAATACTGCATTAATGGACTTAGATTTCAGAGATGAAGTACATGCATTTAACAAACAGGTCTATGAACTTGCAAAAGGTAAACCCCTAACAATCTATATTGGACATGATAGTAGACATGGAGATTTGTCTAAGTGTTCTAAGTTTGCAATCCTAGAAAGTATTAAAAACGGATTTGGTAGAGGTTGGATGCATGACCAAGTTAAATGGGAACCCGAAGTTAAAATACTTGACATTTCTAAGATTCCCGAGTATACTAGAGAGTATGCAAATCAAAGTACTGAATTTACATACAGTAGATTCCTAATACCTTACTTAGAGAACTACGAAGGATTTAGTATCTTTATTGATGATGACTTCATCTTTAATAAAAGTATACTACCAATGTTTTACTACTTAAACCCTAATGATGCTGTTGCATGTATACAATATCCACAATACAAACATGATGAAACAAAGTTTGATGGTGAAGTTAATATAGATTACCCTAAGAAGCTTTGGTCTAGTATGATGGTATTCAATAATGGACATGAAGACTGTAAGAAGCTAACACCCGAAGTTGTTAACACTTGGACAGGAAAACAGCTACATCAATTTGAGTGGACAGATAAAATCTCTAAAATACCCGAACATTATATCTTTGTAGAAGGATATGATAACCATGAAGAAAAGTACAACTACAGTGGTATACATTATACACGTGGTGGCCCATGGGTAAAAGGGATGGATTATTCAACCATAAATAATCTTGAAGACTTTTTAAAAGTGAAAAGAAGATTGCCAATTGGCGATTAGTATGTTATAATATTACCGAGGAACTAAATTATGAACGCATTTATATATGACAGTGAAGGAACTTTATTCATCCGTAAACCTAACGGACTTGAATACAATTACGATTCTGTAGACAAACCAGCTTTTGATTTTGAGTTTGATGTTATCATCTATGATGATATAGAAGTTAAAATATTAAACTGGGAAGAAGGTCTAGCTTTTGACCGACAACAAAAAACTGCACTCTCAAAAGAAGAGTGTGAAATGATTGAACAATACATTGAGAATAGTGAACCACCTATAGGTCACAGTCTCAATATGCAATTTATCAATACTCTTTATAGTACAACTAAAGATTACATCGACCAAGAATGTAAACAGTATAACTTTGATAATCTATCTGAAGTTACTTATGCTGGTAGAGAAGGTTCGAATCATCCACATAGAAATAACGCTAGAAGAGCAATGGAATTTGCAGATGCAGTTAACTCTGTTTTAGACCAACTAGTTCAAGAAATCCAATCTACTAGAGAAGACTTCTTAAAAGACTATGACGCTTATCAGAGTGAATTACCTAGTCCATATACGCCAGAAGATACTAGGCCGTAGTCAATGGGGTTTAACGTTGAGTTAGAGTTCATTAAAGAACCTTTCCATATCAAAGATATGCCTTTGCAAAAGGTATACGTTTTAGATGATTACTTGTCTACAACGATGCATCATTGTATTGATGATAGGATAACTAGAAATTCTTATTGGGCAAAAACTAATCAAGTAAACTCAGACAGCCCTACAGGACTACCACACCATAGTTTTTGGGGTGTTGGATTCT